CGTAAAGAACTACTTCTTGGCAGAGGGCTTCGTAAAATTTTTGCGGTTGTTCAGGAAGTTCTCAGCGTCGTCTGCGATGTTCACAAGCTCAACGTCTGAGTAGATTTTCTTGAACAGTTCATATCCAGAGAGCTTGCCACCGTCAGGATCACCAAAGCCGTTAAAAGAGACGGTCAGCTTTGCCAGATATTCGGCGCGGTTGTCGGCTTTGTCCTGCCAAGTCAATGCGCTCTTTTTTCCAAGCACGATTTCTGTAGCTTGCGCCTGTGCGGTGAGTTCGTTCTCATGCTTTACTTTCCTGTACTCTTTCGAGGCAGGACCATGAAAAGTGATCGTGATCGGGTCGCCCTTTTCGTCGAACTGTTTCTCGCCGTTTGCATCACAGACAGGCATATCTGCCGTTGGAGCCATTGCAAGTGATTTGATATTAAAAGTCATAATTTGAACCTCGCGGGAATGTTAAGAATGCACCGACCCCGCCCAGTGTCCCCGCGAAGGAACAGGAGAGCGGGGCCAGCGCAAAAGGTTAGGCAGCAGCCACGACCACAGGAGCCTTGCACATTGCAAGCATTGCAGTGCGCTTCAACTGCCCGCTTTCAGTGGCAGAACTCAGCTTCCAAGAACCAACCAGAACATCGAGGTAGTGAACCTCACCGTCAGGGTAAGTAATCTTCATGGAGTAGTGGTTGTTCGTAGCGGCAGCGGCTTTCAAGATCACCTGACCTGCATCAGATGGAAGATCACCTACTACCATTGGGCCTTGACCGTACTGACGAGCGCCCTTGGTGTACTCAATCCCACCAATGCCATTGAAGGCATTAATGGATTGCTCGGAGCCGAATTCGGGAAACGATTCGACCTTGCCGATTACTGAAAAGACAACACCAGTAGCCGCATAGCCCGTCGCTGAGTAAGCGGCAGGAAGATCGTCTGAGATGGCGTAGATGGTATCTGCGAAACCCGCAATAGCTGTATGTGCAGCCATAGTTCTATCCTCTTGGTTTTTGCTCCGGCATGAACACTATTTAAAGCGTCCACCGCCGGAGCAGAAGGTGGAACGCCAAAGACGAAAAAGCCGCAATTAAGCGGCTCTCGGTTATTCTTGATTGGGCTCTATGCCCCGACCCATCTCACAAGGAAGTCCCTGGAACTGGAGTGAACTTTGTCCTCCTGAAAATCCGGGCCTTCGTGCATGGGTTGAATTGATTGCACACTAATTCCATTGACTGTCCCGTACTGGCTCTGACAAGCGGCGAGAATCAATGTCATCGCTGCCTTTAAGCCGGGGTATCCGGTTCCGTATGGGGTTCCTGTCGGGTCGTTGTAGAAAGCCGTAACCTGAACTCTGTCGGCGTGAACTTTGTTCGCCTCGTTCGTTCGGATTGTGTTGTAGGGAACGCTGTCGATTTGTGTAATTGAAATCGCAGGAAGCAGAGTATTAAGCGGAAGATTGCCAGCCATTATTCTTGTCGCTGGAATAACCGCAGTCAGAGGACTGTGATTAGCAAGCAGGTAACGAATAACTCTTACTCCCGACATTACTCATCACCCTCGACTGTGATATACGGCGTTTCCAATCCGAACTTTGTGGATAATCTGCTTTTGATGTAATTTCCAGCGGCGACTACTGCGCTGTTGGCTTGGCTATCGAGCGCGGGGCGCATGAACGGATGGGCTCGCATCTTCACCGTCCCATACTCATGAAATAGAGCAAGGTATCCGTGCGGGCCTCTTGCCCTGACTGTTGCAGTCACCTTCCCGCCACGGGAATTGGTGCCAATCTTAATTCCATTCCTCATCTGACCAGAAAGGACGCGAGCATTGGACTTGGCTTCTTGCTGCACCAGCTTTGCGCCAGCTCGAACGGCTCCGCGCATAATGTTCTTCTCGACCTTTACCGGGAACGCCTCAAGAATCCTTTTCAGGTCTTGAAGCCCTCTGACGTTTACTTCAGCCATCAGCTTGATACCTTTTCGAGCATTACTTCGATGCGTTCCTTATCGCCCAATATCGCGGGGCCGGAGACAATCTGGTAAGTGGTAGGGGACGGACGGTTGACAGTGATTCTCATGCTCGAATCTATGTCGGTGCAGTAGTTAAGTCTGCATCGGGTCTGGTTCTTTGCCATCTCCAGACCGTTTACAACGCTCTCTGAGCGACTTGGCATAACGTCTTGTAAATGACACCAGCGAACACCCAACAAGGCCCATGTGACGACCTCAGTGCCATAGGCTGAGTCTTGTGAAGTTGTCTTGTATTCGATTCTCGCCTGAGTGTTTAGCTCGTCCAGTTTCATGCTCTTGCCAGTACTCTCTCTGCGTCGAGAAGTCCGTCTACCAGCTCATGCGGGAATTCAGAACTAGAACCACCTGCTACAGTTGGATTGCGATTGTCGTAGAGGTATTTAATTCGCAGAAGCATCCAGCTTTTAATATCTTCTGGCACGTCTGAGGCTGTTCCGTAGCCAGCAACAAACCGAACGACTACCGCGCCGGTCTGTTCTCTGGTAGTGGGCCAGCTAACACCGTAAGCAGGGCTGATTCTCGCGGGCTTTCTTGCGGAATCGACGCGATACTGATCTGTCGCCCACACTTGGGAGTCGCCGTTTGAGTCGGTGTAAGTCACAGAAGTGACTGATTGAAGCGGAGGAAGGGAAAGATAATCGCCCTCGAAGCTGTCGAAATAAGCGTCAACCGTCTGTGTAATCAGGAATCGGTGTAAATATAGCTCTGCCTTACGTCTTGCGGTCTTAATCCATCTGGTGATTTGCGGATCTGCTGTTGTGTTTGTGGTCGGTGCGCCAGCGCCAAGGCTGGAATCTGCCACATTATCTGTATAAGTCGTGGTCGTGTTGTCCGCGATCGTGGTGAGTAGTAAATAAGCACTACCGCCCGCAACTGTTCGGTAAATCTTGCGCGAAGTCACCAGAGAGCCACCCAAAGGAATCGCGGTAAGCTCTACCTGCCCGTTCGTGGTCTTATCTGCCACAGTAACGGCGCTTGATACGACTCCAGCCTCGGTCTCACCGTCAGCAGTGACAAAAGTTGCAAGGTATCTGTGAGCGCCGTCGTCAACATTCCCCGCAGCAGCAGGAGACGCGAGCGCGGGAGTCAATGCCCCTGGTGCTGGCTCCTGATTTGAGGCATCTATCCGGCAATGCTGCACAACTTCTGCAACAGTAAGCGGCTCGGTTGCTGGCCCTGTGACTATGCTGAGTGTCATTTGCTAGACTTTCGGCCTCGTCCAGTGCTTGTAACTGCTTTGTTTTCGATTACAGGCTGCTCTTTAATCAGCTCAATCGAACCTTTTGGAGCGCATTGAGCGAGATAATCAGATATTTCAGCCTCGGTTCCGGCCTCGAAAGTCTCAGTGAATCGACCATCTTGCGAGCCGTTGAAGGTTTTCAGGATTTTGTATTTCATGTGTTCGCCTCTGGGTGAATTTTTTCCATAAAAAAACCCGCACTAGGCGGGTTTGTGAATATCGTGTTTTCGACTACTTGGGCGGCGTGATTTTATAGCCGTGCTTTTCTAAAAAGGCGATGGCCTTGTTTATTCCTGATGCTGATGGGCGTTTGGGCTCGGGCTGCTCTACCCCTAGCCACTTACAAATATCAGCATAAGTCTTTGCGCCTAAGCCCGGAATGTCGCCCATCCGAATGACCCCAGAACCAATATCTTGCTGAACTGCCGATGCGGACTCATAGCCCGAGCTTCGCAGGCAATTGGCGGCAGTCGGAGAAAGGCCGTCGTACCATGTCTTTTGCTTGTTCTGGATTCGCCCCCACATGGCAACCATCTGCCGAGCCCGCGTAGCGCTTAAAGCGCCCTTCCCGTCGGCCCTTCCTAAAATCTCCCCGATTTTTTTATACGTAAGCCCTTCGGCTCTCAGCTTTGCGGCATTCTCGTATCTGCTTCTGCTTGAATTTGCGCTCTTGCTCATACCGCCTCCGCATCTTCGTCGGAGTCGTCGTAGTCTTCGTCGTCATAGAGATTTACTTGTATCCCTATATTGCGCGACTTCGATACCGCCCCACCAGCCCGACATGCGCCAAAGACAACAATATGCTCCGCGCCTTGGTAGCCTTTGTACTTTAGCCCCAGCGACTCAAGCGTTTCGCCAGAATCTAGTTCTTTGGCGATTAGAGAAGCCGCCTCGGTGATAATTTGGAGCCCTTTGGGCGTGCCGCCATTACTTGAAATAGTCATATCGCCTCCTAAGCGAATCCTGTTAAGAAGTGTGGCAGGCTGGTCAGGAATACCAGCTTTTCGGGTGCTACCCTAGCCACGCTATTATAGTACACTTTTCTCTTTTTGACCGCTTGTTTTATGCGGCTTTTTCGGCCTCTTGGCTCGCCTTTGGAATCATGTGCTGCTCGGAAATAGGCGCAGAGTGGTCATACGCCTTCTCAATTTCTTCTGCCGTGGGCAGTTTTGTTCGCTCAGTAAATCCGAGCTTTAAAATACCGTCCTCTTGCACGTTGAAATCAATGTCTACGGTGTCATAGCCGTACAATCGTTGCTCACGAGTGTTGCAGGCATCCATTAACGATGTTCTTTGTGGCAG